AACTATCGAAAACTCCAAAACGGGGGACTACATCCAAGTCCCATGCAATAAGTGCAACTACTGCCTCGCCAAACGAAGAAACGAATGGGCCTTCCGTCTTAATCAAGAAGCAAAAAAAAGCAATTCAGCTATTTTTCTTACATTCACCTACTCACCCCAACATTTGCCATATTTCAAAGAAACAGAAGAATCAAGTAACATAGGCACCTTAAAGAAAAAAGACATCCAAGAGTTCTTCAAACTACTCAAGCAAAAACAGCAACGCTACTGCAAAAAAAATAACCAAGAAAACTGGAAAATCAAATACTACGAAGTAGGAGAATACGGAACCAAAACAAACCGTCCACATTACCATGCAATCGTATTCAATCTAAGAACCGAAATCACCATGAACGAGATCGAAAACCTATGGAACAAAGGTCACGTACATATAGGAACGGTAACACCCAAAAGTGTCAACTACGTTGCTAAATATATCATCGACAGAGAACCAACAACCACACTCAAAAGGCAAAAACCTTTTTCCTCGATGAGCAAAAAATTAGGACACCACTACCTACTTGCCAACTACAACCTACACCGACCTCAAGGTACCTTCCTATCCAGAAAATTCAATCTAACCTGCCTTACAGGAGAAGGCTACCGAATAGCCTTGCCACGTTACTACAAAAAAAAGATATTCCATGAAGAAATACCCGAATTACAGGAAATTCTCAATGAAAACTTACATGAATATTACATGATCTGTGCCGCTAAAGCACTCCAACGAAAAAAAACAGAAATCGAACAAATCCGACTAAAAAACCCAGATCGAAATCCCATTCACCTCTACAACGAAAGAGAGATGCTCTACTACAACCGCATCCGAATTAAATCCGAAAGTCTCAACACATTTTGACACAAGTTGTCAACTTCCTAAATTAGGCCAGTCAACAACTGTCCTACCCATGAACATATTCAGTCAAATCCAAACGAAACGACCTAAAAAAAACAAATTCGATTTAAGCCACGAGAAAAAAATGTCTCTCAAGATGGGCTACCTCATACCCATCATGTGTCAAGAAATCATACCTGGGGACAGCTTCAAAGTTAACAGCGAAATCATGATCAGGCTTTCACCTATGATCGCTCCTATCATGCACCGAGTCAACGTATGGACGCACTACTTTTTTGTACCGAACCGATTAATCTGGACAGAATGGGAAGATTTTATAACAGGAGGTAAAGACGGAACACTAACACCTTCCTTCCCGCAATTCGCCATCAATGCAAGTGTACTTCCACAATTTAACGACAAAACGCTAGCCGATTACCTAGGCCTTCCAACAATCACCACTGAAAACGCCAACGAATTTATAAGCGCACTACCGTTCCGTGCATACACTGAAATATTCAACGAATATTATCGCGATCAAAATTTAAGCAACCCGATTGCATTCAGCAAGTCAAGCGGGATCCAATTAGACGCAGACTTCTTACTACACAAACTTCAATTAAGAGCATGGGAAAAAGATTACTTCACAAGCGCACTACCATGGACACAAAGAGGCCCAGAAGTAACACTTCCAATCGAAGTTGTCGTTGACCAAATACGACTGAAAGATACCTCCCATCACCTGTCAGCCGGTACACCAACAGCACCCAAGAGCGTACAATACACCACACAAGGAGGCTTCAACCAATTTGAAGGACAACTATCCGCTCCAGACTACGATGATACAGGAAACAGCAATCCAGCCGAATTATACGGAGAAGGAACCAACAGCACTATCAACGACCTGCGAAGAAGCGTAAGACTACAAGAATGGCTTGAAAAAAATGCACGAGGCGGAGCCCGATATATTGAACAACTACTAAGCCACTTTGGAAGCGCACCCAAAGACGAACGTCTCCAACGACCTGAATACCTAGGTGGCGGAAAACAACCCGTCATTATATCCGAAGTACTCAACACTGCAGGAAGCAATACCATTGATCTCGAACCCGTAGGACAAATGTCAGGACACGGAATCAGCGTAGGCAAGACAAACGGATTTCAAAGAAACTTCGATGAACACGGCTATGTAATAGGAATCATGAGCGTACTACCAAACACAGCCTACTTCCAAGGAATACCTAAACACTTTTCCCGAAAAGACAAACTAGACTTTGCATGGCCAGAGTTTGGAAACCTTGGCGAACAATCCATACTGAACAAAGAACTCTACTTCACAGGAGCCGAAACAGATAAAGACCTAACCTTCGGCTACACTCCAAGATACAGCGAATACAAGTACGGAATAAGCACCGTACACGGAGAGTTCAAAAACAACCTAGACTTCTGGCACTGGGCCAGAAAGTTTGCAAACCAACCAGCTCTCAACGAAACCTTCATCCAAGCAGACGTAGACAAACGTGTTTTTGCAGTAACAGACCCAGACACCGATGACCTTTATTGCCAGATTTATAACAGCATTAGCGCTATTCGCGCACTTCCTTACTTTGGAACTCCAACACTATAACCATGAAGCCCAAGAAAATCAACAGAACCAATTACCTGCCGTCCAAAGGACAACGCATGGACGGAGTTTCAAAGACCATCCAAGACGATGCCATAAGTGTTGCCGATTTACTACGACAACATATCAACGGTATACCTTCTTCCAAGCGACACGGAACGTATATAGAAGATGCCGACCATGACGACATAGACGGAGAAAAATTCTTTCAAAGCGACCTCTACGAAAAAGACGAACTCCTAGAAGACATCCGAAACGCCAAAACAGAACTAAAACTAATAGAACAAAATCTCAAAAAAGCTCAAAAAGAGCCAAAAAAGAATGAAACAGAGAAAAAGGAAGAACAAGTTAACCTTTGAAGCAAACGGGCATATAACTATCAAGCAGTTATATGCCCGTGGCTAGCGCCAGCCTCTAAAGCCTCTGAATATGCTAATTTCGAGATCGGGTCACAAGTTCAGCCTTCTCTCCAAACGCATCCAAGAGCCAACAGAGAGCTAACGCCAGCCTCAAAAAAGGGGGGGGGACATTCAAAGCCTCAAAAATATGTTTTGATTTTGCGCCATGAAAGCCCCCTTTTTTGTGGGGGGGCTTTCATGCCGAGAAAATAAAAAAACAACAAAACAATGGGATTTTTTAAAAATATAGGGGAAGGAGCAGCAGCCATCGGAACTTCCTTACTAAACACAGGAGGAGGCATTATCGGAACACTCCTGCAAAACAGAGCTAACCGCAAACTAGCCGAAGAAGAATGGAAACGAAACATACGCTACAACGATCCCAGCGCACAAATGGCAAGACTAAAAAAAGCAGGTCTCAATCCTAATCTTGTCTATGGAAGCGGCAACGCAACGAACCTGCAAAAATACACGGCTCCCACACAGAACGTAGCAGACATCGTAACGGAAGCAGGAAGCCTTCCTATGAACTCACTAACAACCTACCAAGACTTCCGAATGAAGCAAGCACAAACCGACAACTTAAAAGCACAAAATAAAATCCTCTTAGAAACAGCACGACTTAAAGAAGCAGAAGCAGACAATTCCAACCGATACTACCACAACCGCAGCTGGAAAATGGAAGCAGAGAAAGACATCGCAGGTTATAAGGAAAATGAATTATTCGCCAAACTCAAAGGTATCAGCGAATCCAATTATTACGGAAAACTTTTTGCCTATCAACTCGATGCTCTGGACACGTCCATAAGAGCCAAAGAAAAAAGCATCCTCAAGATGCAAACCGATATGGACTACAAGGCAAAACAACTTGAGTATTACCTAGTCAACATGCTTGGGCCTTACGCAAGCAAAGCCGTACAAACGCTTCTAGGACGCAAAAGAACGACACCTAAACCAACTCAATCCCTAAACACAAAAAAAAGAATCGTACCCGGCTGGGAATACAACCGAGCCAGCCGAATGACTGACAAATGGCCAAACCCATACGATTAAAAAAGACCTAAACCAAAACCAACAACCACTATGAAACGGAGATCAAACAAAAGGAAATTCAGAAAAGGAATAAAAAAAACATTCAAAAAAAGAGGAAAACGACTTAAACGTTACACCATCGGAAGCCGAGGCGGCATAAGGCTATAAAAAAAAGCCACTCATTACAAGCGGCTTTTATTAGATTAGCATAACCATCAACTACAATGTATGCTTTGCAAATATCCGAAAACTATCGAAAACTCCAAAACGGGGGACTACATCCAAGTCCCATGCAATAAGTGCAACTACTGCCTCGCCAAACGAAGAAACGAATGGGCCTTCCGTCTTAATCAAGAAGCAAAAAAAAGCAATTCA